ATAACTGGTTTTTCAGGAGTTTTTAATACAGGCATACCATATTTATCTATATAACCTTCAAAGTTCCATTCCATAGGAATAAACAAACTATATAGCCCAGATTTAGTTTGTCCATTTTGATTTCTTTTTGTTGCGTCTGAGTCTTCATACAATTTTTTAAAATTAGCACCTCCTTTGTCTAAAGCATTTGAAGTAGAACCCATCATACACTTTCCAATAATTTTACTACCTAATCTTAAACAAGTTTTAGTTACCCTCCAGTTATTTAAAATATTTTCTGGCTTTTCCCATTTTCCACTTTCATCATGTAATAAGTATTGTAACTTTTCACCATCATATGAGTTGTCGGAAGTGTTTTTCCAGTCAATAGTTGTGTCAAGTCCTTCTAACTCATCTTGTTCAGTTAAGTACATATTTTTTTTAGTAATCTTAGATGCTGGCACCCTGTATGCTAATTCTGTTTTTGGCTTATCCATACCATCCTGAATAGGTTTAAAAAAGAAAGGGTAGTTGTTAGATATAGGCACAACTTTGTCAGTAAACATTTTTTTTGCATCAGCTCCTGTTTTAGAAAGTATACCAATACGAGCATCTCTTGTTATTGTAGCTTGATTTACACCTTCGCAAGAACTCATAAAAGAAAAACCTGAACGTCTAATTTTTAAATAACACATACCAAAACTTCTTTTATCTGCCTTACACGCTTCCCAAAATATATAAAATATTCTATTAGCTTCTCTAAAATCTGGATTACCTACATCTATTTTTGTCCATTGTAAATACATATAATGAGTTCCTGTTATATATGTAGGTATACCGTTATTCATAAACCACAGTCCTTCTTCTCTTTTATCAAATTCTTTTTCAATATAATCTACCCATTCGTTTTTAAAATCTGATGGAGTGTTATGCCATTGAAATATTGACTGTATTCTTTTTAATGGCTTAGGTAATAATGTGGGATTCCAACACTGGTCTTTTTGTTTTTCTCTGGAATTGTATAGTATCTTTGGAGTAGCAGGTAAAGCTATTCTAACACCGCTTATTTCATAAACATCTCCTATAGTTCCGTCTTTTGATATAACAACTACATCGTACTTTTCGTTATATCCATATTCCCATGTTTTTGCCTTATTTTTTCTTTTAATAATTCCTGAAGGAACAAAATTAGGTAAAAGCCTATATAATTTATTTTGATCGTGACTCTGCAAATCCTTTTGGTGTATTGTTTTTAGACTCTATAACTTTTCCTTCTAATAAATTTCTTTCTTCTTCAATTCTTTTTACTATTTCAAATGCATCCATAATGCACAGCTTTTTAGTTGCCGCTGCGTTTTTTAATCTATCAGCAGCTAACTCATCATCTTTATCATACTTTATTATCTCTTCTTTAGCTACCTTAACTAATTGCTTTACAGCTTTTTCACCTGCCTCTATTATTTGTAATTTAAGCTCTTTATTATTCATTTAATATTGTTGTTATATTGTTTGTAAACATACGATAAAGTAACTCACCTTCTACTTCAAATTCATATTCACTATTTGGCGTAAAAATTACTCTATCACCTATATTTACTCCAAGTTTTTTTAGTTGTTCATTATTATACTTTATAATTCCTTGTAAAGGCTCGTATTTTGTGTTTTTTAAAATTAAAGAATCTTCTGTAGGTATTGGTTTTACAAAACAATATTTTCCATGAGCCTTCCAGGTATCGTTGGTTTTATACATAAAAAACTGATCTTCATCTATAAAAAATAAATTTTCTTTGAAATAACTTTTACCGCTTTTTCTTTTACCTTTCATGTCATTATAAAACTTAAATACATTATGATGAACTAACAACGTATCTCCTGTATTTACTTCTCCTGTGTAATTTAGAGGCAATTCTTTTACGACAGCTAATCTGTTTGAAGATACATGGTCTTCTTCAGATACACTTGTTACCAACTCTACATTACCTAATTTTTTTGTATTGTTATACCTGCTATTGTTAACTGGCTCAACAATAAAAGAATATATAGACCTCATTAAAAATTTATATTATACTCTAAGGTTATAGGTAGTGTGTATAAAAACTCTTTCCAAACAAATAGTTCTTCGTTTTTAATTACCCATAATTTATAAGACTGACTATCTTCTTTTGCTTGTATTAAGTGTATTTTGTATTCTCCTCCCAGAACGGGCTGGCCAACTATATAGTGCATTGAACCTGATTTATAATCAGAACCAATGGAAATCTTTCTTATATCCATTTTATTTTATTTTTTATCTTCTACTAAACCTTTGTTTATCTCCGCTGTAATTTCCTCTACTATAGATAGTGTACTAATTGGTAGTGATTGTAATAAGCGGTTTATATGTTTAATAGACTCTTCATTTAATTCTACTCTCATTCAATTTAATTTAATTTATGGCGCAGCTACTATTGGTATTAAGTAGTTGACCCCATTTATTCTTACCTCCCAAGTTTTGTTTGGAGTTATAGTTTGTGTTGCAATAGAACCTAAGTTGTTCGTTGCTGTACCAAAAGCAAGTTGATTTGCTGCGTTAGTTGATGCGCCCGCTCCAATTGCAACACTGTAATTATCAATAACTTGTGCGTTATCACCTATAGCTATTGACTGTGCTCCTGTTGTTGAAGCATTACGTCCTATAGAAATTGATTTAGTTCCTGCTGTGTTAGCATCGTTACCAATAGCTATACTATCTGTGCTTGAAGCGTTATCTCCAGCAGAAGCTTGACAACCTATAGCTATAGTACACATACCTTTAGCTTTTGATTGATACCCTAATGCAATAACATCCGACACAACATTTGCAGTGCTGGAATTTGCGTCCGTTCCAATAGCTATATTATTGTTACCAGTTACTGTTGCAGTACGCATTGCGCCTTTACCAATAGCAACATGAGAATTACCACCTATTGTTGGCGAAGCAGCATCTTCCATTGCAAGATAACCTATTGCAATAGACTGACTTGTTACAGTAAACTTCATTGCATTTTTACCTATTGCTACTTGACCAAATCCAGTTGTTGTTATACCATTGGTATTATTACCAGCATAATGACCAACGTAAACAGCACCACCAACCACTGATGTCGCATTAAACTCTCCTGCATGACCTCCTAAAGCTACGTTTCCAACCCCTTGCACAGCAGTTCCTGAGCCTCCTGCTAATGCTTTATATCCGATAGCTACTCTTCCTGTTTCTTCGTTAGTATTTACATTTGGAGTTGAGTTTGATCCATAAAGAAGAGCTTGATAACCAATACCAATATCTGCTCCACCAAAGGCTTCCATACCTGCTTGATACCCTAAGAATATATTATCTGTTTGAACCACTACCCCATCTGCAAGTGCTTGATGTCCTATAGCTATGTTTCTTGCTCCTGTCGTTAATGTAGATAATGTGTTTTTACCTAAAGCAATATTTTGGTCTGCATCTGCACTATTTGCTGTTGATAAAGAAAGGTCTCCTATTGCTATATTGTCATCAGCAGCTACAAGTGATTGCCCTGCGCTTTTACCAATTAAAATATTTCTTGCTCCCGCAAGTAATGCTTTTCCTGAATCTGTTCCTAATGCTATATTGCTTGCCCCATTAGTAGATACTAATAAGGCGTTTGAACCGATACCTATATTATCAGTATTGCTTGCTGCCGCAGCACCAGCAGAAGAACCTATAAATATAGAGTTTGTGGATGAGTCGGTTGTTCCTGCCGCATCTACATCACTCCATCTATATGTGGTATTACCTGCATTAAATATATATGCTCTTGAAGATTTAGAAGCTCCTAAAACTAAAGTGTATCCTTCTTTTCCAACCTCTCCATTTGCTACAGCTAAACTCTTATAAGAATCGTCAAATCCATAAACAATACTTTTTTGTAACCCCATCGCAGATGTACCGGTTCCACTATTAGCTCTATAGAACCAATATTCATTTTCATCTGGTATAGCAAACCCACTAATGTCTAAATCAAAATTATTAGCAGTTGTGCTTATTCCATTAAAATGATTAGTTGTAGAGCCTGAAGAAGCAGTAGTTATACCATCTATATCAAATGTTCCGCTTCCTGTTATTGCTGTACTTGTCCCTGAGTTTCCTGTTAAATTAACAGAGGTAACGCTTCCGTTATTAGATGCGGTTATAGTTACATTTCCTGTAGCGCCAGAAACCGATATTCCTGTTCCAGCCACAATACTTGTAACTAATCCATTAACACTCCAAGTTCCGTCTCCTTTTAAATATTTTGTTTGATCGTCAGTAGCTGTTAATGGCTGCGGCACAAATCCACTTATTCCATCTGAACCACCAGTAGCTCCTGTAAATCCCTCTGGTAAAGTAAAAGTTTTTGTGTTTACGCCAGTTACGTGCCCCGTTGCGTTACTTGAAATTGAATCTAAAACAACAAGGTTTCCACCTACCGCAACCGTAGAAGAGCTTGTGGTGTTTGTTCTTGTTGTACTATCATGATTTATAGTTCCTGAAGTAGTTATTGCACCTCCGTTTAAATATGTGCCTGTGTCTACCTGAGTTACTGTTCCGTTATTATCAGCAGATATTGTTAATGTATCTGTGTTTGAGTCAGTAGTTAAAGTAATACCTGTTCCTCCTGCAAAAGTAAGGGTGTCTGCATTATCATCAGCCACTATATTGTTTTGACCTGATACCGCTACAGTTTTAAATATGTTTTGGTCAGACCCTTTGTCTGAATTAGTTATTGATAATGATGGAGTAGTAGAAGGATTTGTAATGGTTAATGATACGCCATCAAGAGTTCCTGCTGATACAGAAGTTACTGTTCCTGTTCCAGCAGAAGGAAGAGTAGCTAATTTACCTTGCCCAGTTATATATTGAGCAGCAGTACCTTGAGCATCTATATCTATAGTTCCACTTGTACTAACTGGAGATGCAGTAACCACAAAAGCAGGATTACCGTCAGCAGCTGAACCACCCGTTGTTGTATAACTTAAACCAACACTTGTAACCGTTCCTGTGTTGGATGTTTTACCGTTAAATGTTTGCCAATCAGTTGAAGATAAATATCCGCTTGTTGAATTAGAAGCCTGTGCTACTTCTATACTTGTTCCAGAACCTATTACAGCATTTGATCCATTCGTTATTGTTAATATTGCAGAATTATTCTCTGTTAAATTTCCTTTTGTTAAAGCCGGTTCTTTACTGTTAAATGTAGACCAGTCTGCGCTTGATAAAGCCCCTCTGTTTGCAGACGATGCTGTTGGAATGTCTAAAGTTATATTACCGCTTGATGTAACTGGAGAATTTGATACAGATATATCAGTACCGGCTGTTCCTAATGTCAACCCTATACTTGTAACTGTACCTGAACCTGCTGGTGCAGCCCATGTATTATCGGCTCTTAAAAAGTGTGTTAGTTTTGTTGAGGCATCTAAAGCTGATGTATCTGCACTTAAACCAGTGGTCAATATATTAGTTGCGCTAATATCTTGAGCTATGTAATTATAATTAACACCATCTATGGTATTTACTTTCTCTGTAAATGTTATAGTATTGTTTGTTACATTTACTGTTCCCGCAGTACTGGATGGATCAGTAGCTATTCCAAATGATGTTAATCCAGCAGCACTTGCTGCATCAATAGTTACTTGACCAGAACTATTATCTGTAAGTGTAATGTTGGTACCTGCTACTAACTTAACAGTGTCAGTAGAACCGTCAGAACCAGTAAGATTTATATTTACATCATTAGTTGCTTGCGCACTACCTAAATCATAAGTAGTGTTATTATCACTTCCGCTTGAAGCGCCAGTTATTCTTCCATAAGCATCTACAGTTACTGAAGCAAGAGTATAAGTACCAGGAGTAACAGCTGTTGATGATAAATTAATATCAATATTACCATTAGTAGTAGCTGGATTTGTGTTAGGTACAGTCTGTGTTAAGTCTAATGTAGAAGATGCTAATCCTAAAGATGTAATACCAGCGCTTCCTGTATATGCTATTGTAACATCATTACCTGCTTGTGTTAGGCCAATTCCGGTACCTTCTGTTAAGCTAAATGAGGTTGTTCTTGGAGTTGACGAGTTATCACCCAACTCAACAGTTACAACAGTTGATGCTTTAGTTACTGTAAAGTCCCAATCTGCTCCTTCTGGAACTGAAAATGCTCCAGAAGCATTATAAAAATCGGTAGAAAGACCTCCTGTAATAGAACCGTCAGTAACTAAGTTTGAGCTTATAACAGGAGCTGGTGTTGTTTGGTTTGTACCAATACTAATATAATTACTAATATTAGGAATTGGTAAAGTTGTTCCGGAGACAGAAGTTACTGTACCTGAACCACCACCACCTACAGTTGCCCATTGTGGTAATGCGTTTGGTCCACCAGAAACTAAAGCCTGTCCGGCTGTTCCTACATCAGTCCCTAAATATATTTCTGTATTACCTAAAAGGTATAACATACCGTCATTGATAGCAACAATACCATTACTTGCCGAAGCAGATGATGTTGCGTTTCCTGTTATGGCAATTGAAGAAGTGTTAACACCAGTAGCATTTGCTGTATTTCCATTATTTAAAACACTTTGTAGTGTTTGAGAACCCCCTGCACTTGCCCATCCTACAGTTTGGGCACCGGTTACTGGATCAATGATACAGGTTAATACCTGACCATTAAGACCTATACCAGATACACCAGCAGTTACTGAACCTGCTAAATTAATACCAGAAGTTGTATTTGATAATCCGGTTCCTGAAAAAGATGCGTGATTAGTAAACGAAGCAGATGCGGCAGAAGTAATTGTAGAATCGCTATCCATACTTAAATCCGAATCTACAAAATTCATCGTTATACCACCAGTTGAATTACCTGCTGTTAATACTGCTGAAAGAGTTGGTGTTGTTTGTGTAGGAGCTGATGTCCACTCCATTCCTGTAGCACCTGCATTTACTGCTAAAAACTGACCAGCAGTTCCAAAAGTAGAATTTACATTTATTTGTGATGTAGCAGAAAAATTAACATCTCTTCCATCGTCATATGTAACATGATTTCTAAAAGTAGTTGTTCCGTCTACAACTAAGGTGGTTGTGCCCGTTAAAGCCAATCCTCCTTGTCCAGTTACACCACCATCGTCAATAGTTAATACACCAATTAAAGATGGGTTTGATGTCGCTGAATTTCCGTTATCTAAAACTTCTTGCCAGGTAAGGGTTGAACCAACTTGGTTGGTCCATACCATTCCTGTGTTTGTTGCATTTTTTGCTAAAACCTGACCAGCAGTACCAGTAGCATTTGCTATTGTAATACCTTGCGTAGCTGAAAAGTTTAATACTCCGCTGAGGTTTATAGTTCCAGTAAGATTTATGTTTTGAATAGCAGTATTACCTGTATTTAAAACGGATTGTAAATCTTGTAGTACGGTTCCAGCAGCAAGTAAGTCGCTGACTAAAAAGGTTACTGTCTTATTGTTGTCACTTACATCCGTTGCTATTAATAAATCACTTGCATTTGGAGTGACTGTAGGATAAGCAGTCGTATTTTTAATTTCAGCCATATTGCGACATTTTTATTTTACTCTGTTTCTACTTTTTTTAATTCAGATTCTTTATCAGTAATTTCTCCAGACTCTAAGTTAATGGTTACATCTTCTCCGTATTTTTCCATCAAAACTTTTTCTTGAGCTGAAAATTTTTCTCTAATTTCTTTTACCGTATTCATTAGATTATTTTGTTGTAAAAGCGTGTTTCCTAAATCTAATTTTGCTTGGGTAAATTCTTTTTGTAAATCTTGTAATAGTGTTAATTCGTTATCAGTTAATTTTTTCATTTAATTATATTTAAAGGTTAATAAAACACAAAGATAATAAATATTTATTTATATAATTATGTTGGAACATTTGTGTTGAATGAAGGCGAGCCAACACCCGATCCTGTAAATCCATTACCTGAACTATCAGTGTATGAAGTTCCTGTGCCTTCATTAAACCTCCACCACGCAGTTAAGTTAGCTGACTGATTATAATTACCTGAATTTGTGCTTAAATCTATAGGTGCTCCTGAATTATAAATAGCCGCAATATTAGTAGCATTTAAAGCTGTAGAAAATACTGCGTAATTATTCATTTCACCATCAAAAAAGTTTACATTACTTGCTCGTCTCCAAACTCCTAAACTTGAATTACCATTGTAAGCCAAAGTAGTATTTTGATTTCCAGACCTTGTATAAGTTCCGCTATATGCTGACCCGTTAATATATATAAGCCATTCGTCTCTATCTTGTGTAGAACCCATACTGCCTGATGGTATAACAATAGCTAAATGGTACCACTGTCCAGTAGATATTGTTGAGTTTGCAGTTCTTGTAGTATTTCTGTTATTACTACCAGCGCCTGCAAAACCTTGATTTAATCCCATAACATGAAAAACTAACGCTCCATTTCCGTTAACCACCATTTTTAATCCATAATAATTATTAGTACAACAATTTCCTAAGTCATAAATAAAATCACCCCCTCCTGTACCAAGAGTGTCTATATACACCCAAGCTGTTAAAGTAAGTCCGCTACTATTAATAGAAGCTTGAGATGGATTTAATGCCGAAGAGGTTTGGTCTCCTAAATTTACATATTGAGAACTCCCATTTAACTCAAGAGAATAATCTGTGCTAAATGCTGCTGCCATATCTACATCATTAATTTGAGAAATAGCTGTAAAATCTATATCATTAACTTGTGATATCGTGTCTGTAGCAATACCGTTTACGTTTGATGCAGACATTTTAAGAAAGTGTTATAAATGTAAAGTCTGGATTAAACCATATTTGCCCATTTGTTCCATCAATTAGCTGGCCAATTATTCTTACTACTTTTCCTGTACCGCTTGGCGGCTCTGTAGTTGGATTTCCTGCATTTGTGCTCAAATATAATAAATCTCCATCAGATCCTGGATCAGTATTTAAGGTATAGGTTCCTCTAATTAACATTCCAACAGAGCTTGACAAGCCACTTCCTAAAGCAATAGCTAATGTTCCTTTAGATGTTGACTCTGCATCAGCATCAGCTGCTACCCAATCTCCTCCAGAATACACATATATTTTACCTTGTACAACAGTTGTAGAAGTCCAATAAACTACATCTCCTTGATAATCAAAATCAGTTGTAGATGTTTTGTCAAATTTTCTATCACTATTCCAAACACCATCTGTAATAGTACCTGTAGTGTTTAAATTCGTTAAACTGGTAACTGCTGTTGAATCAAAAGCTATAGTCCCTGACCCCGTTATTGTTCCTCCAGTAATAGGAGAAGTAGTTGCTATTGATGTAACAGTACCAGTATTAGTTGTATATCCTGCTCCGTTTGTTAATTGATTATTATTAGTAATAGTGTTAGTTACAGTAATGCTTCCTGAAGAAGTTATCGGTGAGCCAGAAACACTAATTCCTGTTCCAGCTGTAATACCTACAGAGGTAACGGTTCCAGCATTTTGAGTTATGGCAGTCCATTGTAATCCTCCCGAAACACTTTTTAAATATTTTCCAACTCCTGAATCACCATCTACCTGAAGTGTACTTGAAGCTCCCAATAATATAGAAGCATTACTGCTTTCAAAATCTATATCAGCACTCATTGTTAGAGTGTCAGAAATAGTTTTGGCTCCTGAAATTGTCTGCGTGTTATTAGTTAATACAACAGAAGAGTCAACAGATATGGTTCCAGAAGACGTGATAGTTCCTCCTGTTAATCCAGTTCCAGTAGCAACAGACGTTACTGTTCCTTGCGGAACACCAGAAATTTGACTATCAACATATGCTTTTGTTGCAGCATCTTGAGCTGATGATGGGTCAGCCATTCCTGTAATAGCATTAGTACCCATTGCAATACCGGAGGTCAAATTGATACCTGCCATAGTTGATGATGAAGACGTCACTATTCCTGATGAAATAGTTACAACTCCTGTTGCATGAGCAACAGATATAACATCACTACTTCCAAGACCTGCGCTATTTGATAACACCCAGTTGTTATTAGTGTTATCTCTACCCATATCCCACTTTTGAGTATTATTGTCTTCCCACCTAACAGTTCCGTCTCCAGATGAACTATCTAATGTTATCATCGTTCCCCCTCCAGAGTCAGTTAAATTTATATTTCCCCCACTAATAGCAACAGTGCCATTTGTGTCGGTAAATGTTGCTTCACCGCTTACACTTAGTGTTTGGATAAAATTTATAGACATTGATAGGAATTTTTACAAATATACGAATTATATTAAAAGACATTTCTTTTAATATAACTCGTATTTGTAATTGTAATTATAGTACCTCTACTACAAGAACTTTTAATACATCTGATCCTAAATCAGCTGCTGTACTAATTGTAACATTATCAGTATCAGTATGAACTACCTCAACATATGTTTGCTCATATGGAGAAGCATTATCATAAACATACACCATAACATCTCTTGTTCCTAAGTTATGATTTACAGTATATGGAGAAGTTCCTGTAATTGTAGTCTTAAAGTTATAATTTGTATTTATACAGTTCGCTACCGCAGTACAGAAGTCAGTAATTTGTGATGCTGTAATAGCTATTGTGTTTTCAGACATTGCTGTCACAAAACCTTTTGCATCAACAGTTGCGCTTAATGATTTAGTTACACCACCATAAGAAGCGGCAGTAACTCCTGAATTGTCAATCGTTACAAATCCATTTGCTGTTACACCAAAGTTTGCTGAATCAAATCCTGCAACCCCTTTATTTGTAGCTCCGTCTGTCGCTCCTGCTCCTGCAATGTTTTCGTCTGCAATAACAATAGTATAATCTGATTTTGCTGGTGATGAACTTGCTGATATAGCTGAATTAGCAAATATTAAATCTCCCGGCTCAAGGTTTTCACTAAAGAACGCAGTACCAGCCACACTAACTACATAGAAGTCACCTTGATTTAAGGCTACGTTTGCAGCTCCTGATAATGCTGGTGAATTTGTATTAGCATTATATCCTCCTTGAAATGAACCAACCCCTGCAACTTGTGATAATACATACCCTTTTGAAGCAGCATCTGTAGAAGCTGATGGTGTTGCAGGTACTGTTACTTGTCCTCCAAATGAAGACTGACCTGTACCATCCACAACTAACTCTCCAGTTACAGTTAAGTCATTACCTATTGTTACATCACTTGGTAAACCAATGGTAATATCCCCGCCATTACCCGTTGAAGGAGTTGTGATTTCAATTTCATTAGTTGTTCCTGAGAATTTAGCTGTAGTTGTAGAACCACCAGATGAACCAACTAATGATAATGTAGATTCGTTAGAAGAAACAGCTCCTACGCTTAATGCATAATTAGCATCTGTATTAGTAACAGTATTAGTTACAGTTACAGCTCCTGTCGCTCCACTTACGCTTATTCCAGTTCCAGCCACAATAGAAGTTACCCCTGTATTGGTAAATGTTACCGCACCAGTCGCTCCACTTACACTAATTCCGGTACTTGCTACTGCTGATGTTACCCCAGTGTTTGTTATAGTAAGCTCATCAGTTGATGTGCCAGCTTCTGTTGATATACCTGTTCCTCCTGTAAAAGTTGCTGTATTTCCAGAAGATATAGTTTGGTTTGATCCAGAGTCACCTGCTAAAGACCAAGAACCATAATTATCAAAAGAACCTATTGTTACTGTCTCAACATTAATAGCAGTAACGTGACCTGTTGCATTAGTTGTTATTGAGTCAACTTTTGTAAATGAACCTCCTGAACCTAAACTGTCTGTGCTTGTTGTGTCACTTCTTGATGTAGCATCGTGATTTAAAGTTACAGTTCTTGATGATTCAGCACTTGTTAAATATGTTCCTCCAGCAATATCTACTGTTTGGCCATTACTTACTGTTGAGCTTCCAGAATCTCCCTGAATTGTCCATGAAGACATTGAGCCAGATGAACCACTGGATGCCGCAGTAATACGACCTTGCTGGTCAACTGTAATACTTGCTAAAGTATAAGAGCCTGGCGTAACAGCTGTATCATCAAGAGTAATAGTTAAATCGTCAGTTGCACTTGCAGCTGTTGTTAAACCGGTCCCCCCTACAAATGTAGCTGTGTTACCATTAGTAATACTTTGAGAGCCACTGTCTCCTGCTAAAGTCCAACTATCCATAGAACCTGTACCTCCAGTATAAGCAATAGTAACCGCTCCTGTAGCACTTGATACACTAATGTTTGAACCTGCTACCGCAGAAGTAACACCCGTATTTGTAATAGTCAGTGTATTTGGAGTAGCTGAAGCAACTGCTGTACTTATTCCTGTTCCTCCAGTAAAGTCTACTCTTAAACCGTCTGTAATATCTACTGCTGTTCCTGAATCAGCCTCTAAGCTCCATGAAGTATATGCTCCAGCTGGTGTTGCCCAAACATTATCTCCTCTAAGGAAAGTTGTATTACTTGGTGTACCACTTGCTGATAAGTCAATAGTACCCATTGTAACAGCACCTGTGGCTGCCGAGTTTACTGTACCTGCTGAAATAAATGTTCCGTTTGCATTAGTAAATGAAGTAACACCTAATGTTGCAGTTCCACTTGCGGCAGAAGTAACAACACCCTGAGCATTTACTGTTATAGTAGCATGAGTATAAGTGTTTGCTGTAACACCAGAATTTGGCATATCAACTGATATCGTACCACTACTTGTTATTGGAGAACTTCCAACAGTAAAGTAGTTACTTGATATACCAACAGATGATACAGTTCCAGCCGCTAAATCTACCCACGAATTACTACCCTTGTGAAGGTATAATTCATTAGTATCTGTTTTGTATATTAATTGTCCCTCACCTGCTAAACCCGAAGGAAGTGTTCCTGTAATATTTTGAACTTTAAAATTTTGTAGCTCAGTATTATTAAGGGATACGTTTTGTAAAAAATTGATAGCCATATTTTCTGTTTTTTATATATTATTAAAATTTATAGGTTAAACTAAATTTAAGTTCTCCCTCTTGATCTTCGTTTTCTAAGTCTATTAAATAAGAAGGCTCAATGTATAGTTCGTTCCATACATTTAATGCATAACCTACCCCTAAAGAAACATTTTCTTCTTCAGTTGTAACTAATCCATAAGCAAATAATTTATCACCAAATGCATATCTGGCAACTAAATCATAATCCTCTCCGTTCATCATTACTCCTAAACTTATTTTATCCATAGAATACATAACCCCTATGTTGTCTGTTAAATTATCTAAACTCATTTCTTCTCCGTCCGCTGGCTCACTTAACATACTTGTTACCATAAACTGAGCAGAAGCTGTTAGTGAAAATAATGTAATTAATAGTGTTAAAATATTTTTTGTCATGTTTTTTGTTTTAGTTAAAAAATGCTTTTCCTGTATGTGCAGCATTAAAAGTTATGGTTACTGAATTTAATGAATCATAATCTACATCTCCATAAACTGTAATGTTTGCACTGTTTACAACGCTTACTGAAGGATATTTGTTTAAGTTATGTGTTACATTCCACGTTGCTGATGCTACGTTTTGCGAAAACACAAAGTTTTTGTCTCCAGAACTCGCTGATGCATACGTCAGCAAAGATATGAAATAATCTTTGTTGTCTATTAAGCTGCCTGTGCTGGCCTGATTAGTTACTCCAATATCAAAAAAATTAGTTTCTTGAGCATTTTGAGTAGCGCTATTCCAAGAATATATACCGAACTTTGAAGGGTCGTCAGCTTGTGATATTACTACAGTAGACCCAACTAAAGGAACTGAGTAATAAGAGGATACGTCTATTAAAGAAGCTAATTGAAATTTACTTAACATAAAACTACTTATAGTGTTAAAAGCAGGACCACCTATGCCAGATGTAGAAAAAGATATTGTTCCCGGCTCTCTTGTCTCTCCTGTATTCCAGTTCTGAAAACGGTATTTTAATGCGTTTACCTCTATTTTATTAAAGGTGTTTAGAAATATTGCAACAGCATCTGCGCTAAAATTTACTGTTTTGCCATCGTTAACCATATCAGAACCAATCCACTTATCGGTTCCAACTACTACATTTTGTAATGGATAACTTACTATTCTGGCCATTTATTTATTTTTTATCCTTGTTCCTTTTTCGTATGAGCGCCCACCAAAGTATGCGGCTACCGTTGTCATAAGTAAAAGTTTTAATAATTCTTTCCACTCATCGTCAACTACAAAGTTAATAAATCCTGAGTCAATAAAAATAAGCACGATTGTACTTAGAATTAAAAAAATTAATACAGCTGGCCTTACTGTTTTAGACAAACGACTATCAGAAGACATATCGCTTTTCCACCTTTCGGTTACATTTTTTTGCTCATCTGCTACGCTGTCAGCAAAAACTTGCATCATTTGTTTTTTAAATTCTTTTTTTTCGTCAGGCGTTTCAACAAACTTGTCTACCACCTCACTTACTTTATCAGCAACTTCTAATCCTGCTGATCCAAATATTTTACTCCATATATTCATATATCTTTATATTCTTTTTTTGCATCAAAACTTGGACATTCTTTACTTGAAAAATCTCTATGTCCATATATTGTAGCATTAGGGTGAAACTTTTTTAAAGTTTTTAATAATAATATTAAAGACTCTTTTTGTTCTTCAGTCCTGGTGTCTTCCCATTTACTCATCTCTTTGTCCATACCTCCTATATAACAGATACCTAAACTGTTAAGGTTATGGCTTTTAACATGAGCGCCATACCTATCTACCATTCTTCCGTATTCAATAGTACCATCTAAACGTATTACAAAATGATATCCTATATCGCTCCAGCCATTTCCTTTGACGTGCCAGTCTCTAATATCTTCTGCTGAGAAGTCTTTGTTTCGGGGAGTAGCTGAGCAATGAATTACAATTTTTTCTATTGCTCTCATTTATTACTTATTTTTAAGCGTATAAATTCTGTCGTCTAATCTGTTTAATGTTTCTTTCATTTCTAACATTTCTGTTTTTATAAATGTTAGCTCTTTTTGGATTTGAATCATTTGTTCTACTGGAACTTGAGAAGGCTCTGGTAATTCTTTAGCCTCTTGAATATCTGCCTGTAAACTGTAATACATACCAACAAATCCAGCAATAAATACAGCTATAGTAAAAAAGTTTTTTGGACTTAAACTAAACTTTGTATCTTCTGAAAGAGTTATCATATTACCAGATTGCTATACAGTTATTATCTGCTGAATTAGTAGTTCCAGTTTTAAAAAGCTGTACTATTTGAACTGGTAAGTATTCTCCTACTGGAAAGTTTGTAAATGTTACAATACTACCAGCTGTTGTTTTTACTTTTACATCAACAGGTGAAGCTACTTGATTTGCAGCCTTTGCTTCATTACTTCCAACATATAATAAACACCCTTCTCCAGATGCTATTCTTTCATTAAATCCTACAGGTCCTGCTGTAAATATTATATAAGTTTCATTACCATCAGGAAATAGATCAGTAGCAAAAGAAATTGTATCAGTTGAATCAACTGCTGTAACTGCTCCTGAAGTATTGTCAGTAGTGTTATAAACTATATCCCCTACATTTACTGTAGAAAAGTTTGCAGTAGTATCTTTTAATTTATTAGTAACATCAGTATCTGCTGTTCCTGTTATTTGTGGTAAATCTGGTGCTGGGATTGGTAAAGTGTCACTGGCTATTATGCTTAATGCAAGACCAGTGTTTACGGTAATTTTAGGGTATGCCATGTTTTTTTATTTGAGGTTAAAAATCTCTTTTATCTTTTATATGGAAACGCTCTATTAAGAGTGTCTCTTCTTTGACCGCAACCGCAGTCTTCTTTTCCCATTGCCTTTGCCATATTATTAGCAAGTTTATCTATACCTGTGGCTTTAGTAACCTTAGCTATAGTATCTCCTAATCCTCTGGACTTGTTGTTTAGTCTATCTTGCATTTACATTCGTCATATGCACACTTGTCAACCTTAATAGATAGCTTGTCAAGTAATACGTTCCAATTACATCTTAAATGGTAATACAAAGATATTAATTTTTCTTTCATGTTTTTAATTAGTTTGGTCATAACGCTTTCTCATATTAAAAGCAGTTTTTGGTCTACTTGTAACATAAACCTTTGGCTTAACCTCTTCTTTAACTTCTGTATTTTTAGGTTTTTTAAACCCGGAAATTGTAGGGTCAGCTCCAATTTTTTGCTCGTATGAAATATTTGGTTTTTGCTCTGGGTCAGTTTTTAATAAATTCTTTCTTTTACCCTTAGCGGTTTTCTTTTTAGCCATAATAAAATATATTTAATTAGTATTTAACTTTTGTTTTTACAACCAAAGTTATTAGCATAGTTAGCCATTTTAACAACGCTTTCTGAATACTTATCAGTATTTTTCATTACAGATGAAGCTGCACTACAAGCATCTTTAAAACCGTTGCGTTTTGCCCACGATGTAAATTTACCTTGATTGCCTTTTTTTATTTCTGGAAAAGCTCCTTTTTTCTTAGTACGACCTGGCATCTTTTATGATCTTAAATGGTCGTGAGTTTTCCAAGAAGATGTGTGTCTGTATGACATTCCTTTGTCAGCTCCATAAGCGTGACCATACATCTTTTTTGACATTGCTTTAGACTCGTCTCTTCTGTCTTTCATAGACTGTGAGTGTTTTCCTTTGTGTCTTCCACCTAAAGACTCATCTAATCTTGCGTTATATCCTTGTTTCATTTTTTTTATTTTTTAATAATTAATAACCTGAACTCATTTTCTTCTCCATTCCATATCCTGGATTGTCCTTCTTTTTACCTCCCATAGTTTTTGCAAACTCAGCTGCTTGTGCTTTTCCTACTGCATTATAGGGAAATGTTTTTTTCATATTCTTACCACTATCTGGGCACTTGTAATTTACTGTCGGCATAGTTAAGCGTTTTTATTTTTTTTATTTCTTAATGCTGCAAAATCACTACCCGTTATTTTGTGTAATGGTGGAGTTTGACTTGCAATTCTTTTTTGTTTATCAGACAATACATCAACATCTTTATTTTTAAAGTTGATATTGTTGTAATCTTTTTTATTCATTTTAGCCATAGTGCAAATATAATAATTAATTTTTTAGCATCTCCAACGTCTTAAAGCCATAGCTTTTCTTGTTGGTCTTCCTTTTTTATCTTTTAATGGCCCCTTCATTCCTTTCATACGAGCACAAAAAGATTTTCTTCTTGCTGCTCTTTTACCTGTAGGGTTCTTTTCTGTTACCGCTGTTTGTAATTTACTTCCAGGATTAGCTCTTCTATAAGCCTTTACTCCTTTTTCTGTCATTCCTGCGCCAGATTTAGTTGACCTATAGTTACCACCTTTACCTGTGGTTCTTCTAATTTGTCCTTTTTTTGTTCTACCTTTTGTTGCCATTATGATCTAACTTTTGCTGCTTTAGTATTACTAACTACTGTTTTGTTTGACTTTTTCTTTTTTCTTGCTGTAGCCGCTAATTCTCTTTTAGATAAAGAGCGTGCTTTAGCTAAAGGCAGACATCTGTCTGGCTTTTTTTTATTTTTTGATGTACCGCATGGTCCTTTTATTTTACCATCAGTTCCTATACGAACCCATTTTTGGTCTCTCCATTTTTTTAAAGCTCCAGCCATTACTTTTTCTTAGGCTTAGATTTTATGCTTTTAAGCATTTTGTCAATTTTAGCAGCCTGACCTTTATGCATAGCAGATGCTTTTTTTAATTCAGATGCTATTTGTTTTAACTTATTTTTATCTATCATTTTCCTTTTGATTTTTTTGCGTAGTTAGGGTCTTTACAATATTTACTTGCGGCCATATTAGCATAAGCACTTGGATAAGTATCAAATGTTCTTTTAGCCCAAGCAATACCTGCTGCACATATTTTACTTCCTTTACTTTTCGTTCTGCCTTTTTTTGCCATAATATTTTTATTTAAACAAAGATACTTAAATTTCAATATTTTTTTGTAGCCATCTAAACGCCTTGCTTACTAAACTGTTTTCTTTTTTCTCTTGTCTGGCTAAACAAACTTTACATAATGAATCAGAAACAGTGATTCTTACAGAGTCTACTACTTGAGTTACAACTATCTTATAATCAACAACTATACTGTCTGAGGTAATTAATTTTAAATTATTTAATTCGTAAATACTATCAGTATATTTTTTTTCTATTTTTTTAATATCTCTTTTCTTCCTCCATAAATCTTGCTCCAGCAAGATTTTTTGTTTTTTTTGGTTATTTACCTTTTCTATTGTTAAATCTGCTAAACTATCTACGTTAATAACATTAAAATCTTCAGCTTCTGGTAAAGGTTCAGGCTGATTACAAGAAAATAAAATAAAAAACAATATATATTCAAACCTAATCATTTATTTGCTGTAACGTTTCTATAAATTTATCATTTAATTTTTTATAATCACTTCTTAAAGTAATAACCTCCTCCTGTAATGCTTTTATTTGATTTGTTAAAGTTGTTTTATTGTCAATATACAAATATCCTATAGCAATCAAACAAAAGAAAAGTAATCCTGTTACAGGATTAGCAGCAAAATCTTTAAAGTCTATAGGTGATTTCATTTATTCTGGTATTACTAAAATATAACCATGCTCTTCCATATTTGCCGCTACATATGCATCATCATATGTTATAAAGTCCCCACTATCTAACATATCTATCATAATCAAACCGTCTAATGTGAAGATATAATCTTCAACTTCTCTGCTTGGTAAGATATATTCGTTTAAATAATCAAAATATTCTTGAGACCCTTTTATTATTTCCATTTTTGTATTTTTACAAAGATAATAATTAAATTAAATGAAATATTCTCACGATTACCTTAAATACTGGAGGGTAATACGCTATTGGGTAAAGGCAAAGTATGGTATTGGTACGCCAGATATAGACATGATCTTGTTTTTATATAGCGAAGACTACTTTAATAAAACTAAATTTAAAGAATTTGAAGAGCTTATGTCTTGGAATGAAAAAAGATTTGATAATTTACTTAGAGATGGCTTTATTCAAGTATGGAGAAAAGGATATGGGAAACATACTACCTTATATGAACTATCACACAAAGGAAAAACTATAGCCAGAAACATATATCGTAAATTAAATGGAGAAGAAATCTCTGAAACAGCTCACTTGAACCCTTTATTTCGTAAAGATGCGTCTTATACCGACAAACTTTACAGAAATTCTATAAAGGAAATGAATAAATTTATAAAACAACAACGATATCTCTCTCAGCAATAACAGTATAAGTAGTATTATTGAGCATAAGGCTAAAGCCAGCAGACTTATCAAAATATATAAGGTCTTCTGATTTAATATTCTGGACATCTGTTCCTGGTTGTATTACTTTTGCTTTTTTATATCTAAACTCATCTACATCTGAAGCTGTTAATAATAGACCTGAATCCGTTTTAACCTCTTCTTCTATAGGTTGTATTATTACATTTTTACCTATTGCTATCATTATCCTCTTTTATTTGTTACAATCGCATTTGTACTTAGTATCGTAGTAGAAACACTAACTGCATTTATTAATGCGTTCTTAGTTACTTTAAGCGGGTCTATAACACCCATCTTAAACATATCTCCAAACTTTTCATTTTTTAAATCGTAACCAATATTATGAGGCATATCAAATATATGATTAATTATTGAATCATATTCTTTACCTCCATTTTCCAATATTTGTTTTAGTGGGGCTAACAAAGCAGACCTTAAAATTAATAAAGCTACCTCCATGTTATCATCTTTACTTTTATATTTATTAAGCATTATCCCTGCTCTTAATAAAGATATTCCTCCACCAGCTACAATTCCTTCTTCAAGTGCTGACCTGACAGCACAGACCGAGTCATCAACTCGGTCAAATTTTTCTTTTTGTTCTACATCGCTATATCCTCCAACATATATACAGCCTATTGAACCCGCCAAACTCGCTATTCTTTCATTAATAAACTTCTTGTCTACGTTTTTTTCTACAGACTCTCTGGCCTCTACTAACTCATCTATTCTTTTTTGTAGTTCATCTGATACTGTATTCTCTTTTAAAATTATTGTATTGTCTCTTGATGCAATAATTTTATCAGCATGACCTAAATGCTCAGGTCTAATCAAACTTAAATCATCACCAGTCTTTTCGCTAAAGTATTTAGCTCCTACAGCCAAAGCAATATCTTGCATCAGCTCTTGAGTCTTATAACCAAATGATGGTGGTGCTATATTACAAAACTTTAATCCATTACGAACTACGTTAGCAGCAAGTGTGTTTATAACATTTACAGAACATGGTGCAATAATTAAAAGTTTTTCTCCGTTATTAATTATTGGTTTTAATACATTCTCTATTTGTAATATATTATTTATCTCTCCATCACAAACTAATATCTTTACATCTTCAAGTATACACTCATCTTTCTTGTGGTCATTAATAAATAAATGAGTTGAATAACCTCTATCAACTTTTATTCCGTTAGTTACCTCAGCATATGTTTCTGATGATTTAGACCTTTCAACTGTTACTATTCCATTTATACCAACCTTGTCATATGCATCAGCTATGATTCCACCGATCTCGCTGTCATTGTTTGCTGATATACAAGCTACGTCTAATAATCTACTCTTAGTTACTTTTCTTGAATTTTTTTCTAATGATGAAATTATATCTTTACATATTTTATTTATGTTTCTTATAATCTCAGTAGTATTATTCTCTGGCTTTATAAACTCTTGTCCTGCTTTTACAATAGCTTCTGTTAAAACAATAGCAGTTGTAGTACCATCTCCAGCTGTATTAGCTGTTCTGTCCGCTGCCTCTTTCATCATCTGAACAGCGAGATTCTCTATTGGGTCTTCCAGCATAATAGCACGTGCTACAGTAACTCCGTCTTTTGTTATGGTCATACCTGATGTATGATTAGATGATTCTAACAATACAGTTTTACCTAAAGGACCTAATGTGCTTTTTACTGTTTTAGATATTGAAGTAATTCCTGATATTAACTTAGACCTACCCTCATCATCAAAGCTTAATGACTTTGCAGTATAAGACGTAGTAGGGCTAATGAATTGTGGGTTTGACATAGTATTTAATTTAATTAGATTAATGCAAATATATAAAAATAAATAACAATTTGTATATGTCGCCTTTCCAATTTAAGGGGCTCAAAAACAAATCAGAGGAAAAAATTATTTTTTTTATTTATATTTTTTTTATTACTTTTTATTTTAAATACGACATAAAAAAAGAAATAATAATATAATATATTAATAATCAATAAGTTAAGTCAAGTTACCTAAAGTTTTGGAACCGTCATAAAAGCGACATAAAAGCGACATAAACCGTCATGAACACGACATATATAAAAGAAAAGAGGACTTTTCAGTCCTCTCTCCACTACTAATCAAACTAACAACGGGAAGTTTTAAAATTCGTAAATGTCTTTATCACCATCCATACGCATCTTAGCTCTTTCAATTCCATCAGCGATACAATCAATCTTATATTGCTTCTTCATTTGTTTTCTATATAGAGCTGCTGTTTCAATTCCAGACTTACCCATAAAGTCAGGACGACCATTAATTAGTCTTCCGTCTTTTACATACAGTCCGTCTACGTTATCAGAGATAGTGCTTGCAGGTGAGATTCTTTTATCGTATGCCATGATCTTTTTTTTGTAAAGATAATAAAAATATATTAGATAATTAGGGGTTGAGGGTACTACCCCGTTATACGCACTGCGACTGCGTTAGAAAAACGACATTTTTTGTTGGGGGGGGTTGCTGATTTTGTTTTTTTCTGCCGGTTGTTTTGGCTTTTGCTTTTTGGTCTGTTCGTTTGGCTTTTGGTGTGGCTGGTGTTCGTTGCTGGTGGTGTTGTTGTTGTCCCTTTGTCCCTTCCTTCTGACCCTTTGCCGACCTTCTCCCAGTTCTCGCAGTTGGTCGCATACCTTCCCTTTGCGAGTAGCCACAGACCGAACACGAACGAACGCAAACAAAACCAACCGAAGAAGTCCGGCATAAAATACTGATATTCAGAGAGTTATTAACAATGATATATAAACTTATCAACAAATAAAGTTTTTTATTAATTATACTTGTTTTATTCATTTTTTTTATTATCTTTGTACATTATTAATGCAATAGTGCACAAAATTAAAAACAAACAAATGGCGATAATACACGACCCAAACAACCCCAGAACAGTCCAATTGACTGGAAAGGATTTAGAAAGTTATTTAAACAACAGAAAGCCGATAATTCAGGCAGAAGAACAAGAAGAAGAACAAGAAGACAACACAGAGGAACAAGTTGAAAAAATTGTTGATTTTCTTGATTCTTCGGAAGGATTTGAAGACGTCACGCAATATCTATCAGAGTTTGATTATGAAGATATAAAGTGTTTTGATGACCTTTATTATAAATTAGATGGCTCCGGATTTTTTGATGAAAACCGAGATATAATCTATTATCATAAAGCGATTAAATACTTGCAAGAGAATGACCCTTCACTCTGTGAAGCGTTTGAAATTGCTGATGAAATGGGCTATGAGGTTAAGAATCTTAACTCTGAATTGTTAGCATCATTACTATATCAACGTAATTTTAGAAACGATTTTTGCGATTTAGAGGAGGATTTTAACGACTTCATAAAGAGTATATAGTTGTACTGAAGAGCCATTAATTGGCGAAATACTGGACTTGTTCCAGTATCTACAACAACGGAAATAATTCCACAAAATTAATCTTCTAACAAATGAAAAATTTAAATTATATCAATGACAATGTTAATTCTATTCTGTACAGAACACAGAGAGAAGAAACGATATTAAAATTATACTTGACAATGCCTTATCAAGCAATGATGAACATCTTTAAAGATGAAAATATTAATCCAATGGAACAATGCGAAATAGTATTTGCAACTGCTCCGGAATGGGTGGAGCTTGTGCTAAAAAATGACTATTCAGTTTTTGATGTAGTACACGACTTTACAAACATAGCCAAAGAAGAACCATTTTTCGTTCCTCGTATCGGCTAACAAATTTTTGTTTGTTCTGCGATTGGCTCAGTATGAAAATACTGGGCTTTTCGTAGTAGAGGGCTAATCCTCGCAAAATTAATCACAAACAAGTGAACACAAAACCACATAAAAACTTAGACCCAAAAAACCATCTTAATTGGTTAAAAAGAACAGATATTCCTGAACTATATGAACACCATATGGAAAGAAGTATGACAGATAATAGATACATAAATAACTTCAGGAATCAGGATGATATAATGGAATATCTAAGAGAAGATAAAAAAGAATCTATCCAGTTTGAAAAAAAGTATTGGGTACAGAATGACTGGTGTTTGTATCGTTTACAAATGATTTATGAAAACAATATTGAAGAGGTAAATCTATGTAATAAAGTGTTTAAAGAAAAATCATATTATATTGAACAAGCTGATATTTACACAGAAGAACATATGGATAATGCTTGGGAAAAAGTAGAAACTGGATATATAAAAAGAAAAAAAGAAAGATTAGAAATAAAAAGAAAACAGATTCAGGATTGTAGAGAAACCGGTATATTATATCCATGGCTAAGCCCTGAAGAAGTTTGGACTGAAGAAGAATTAATAGAAATAGATAACAAAAAAGAAAAAACAGAGAGTCAGCCGGAATTACAACTCTCGTTATTTTAACGCAATATTGCAACATAATTAAACAAACAACACTATGCTAATACAACACGAGGCAATTTTAAAACAACATAAATTTAATGAAATTAAGTTTATATATGCAGTACATCATTATCAGGGATTACTTGATTACAATTCTTCTTATTACTTTAAAACAGAAGAAGAAGCACGAGAAGTATTTAACGATACCTTAGCCAAACTTGAGCAAGAAATTCACGACAATATTTTAGAAGTATATAGCCAAACAGAAAACGAAATATATTTTGAAGGTTTAGAATGTTCTGAAAAATTAAAGATTGAAGCTATAATAATTCCCTGAGACAAAAAAACACACTTTTAGATCTAAAATGCCCAGTTCAAGTAACTGGGTTTTTTTGTGCAATTACTTTGCACACTTATAAATTAATATTGCAAAGCAAAAAGAGATGGTCACAAAACTTGACTACATACCTTTTAAATTTGCTCAAAAATTAATTATTAACTTAAATTTATTTATTATGAAAAATATAGCGATTGAAAATAAAATTCAAGAATTAAGAGACAAAGTAAAGAAACAAGAAGACAGATTAGAGACACAAAGACATTATTTGGTTTCTAATCACAGAGGGGTGTATTATTGTTTTAAATTAATAAGAAATAGTCATTGGGTTTCTTATATAGGTGTGCCGGAATATGTAGAGGTAAGAACTGGAGAAAGGGATAAAGATGGATTGTTTGTTTATAATCAAATATATTTAGTGGATTATTGTCATCCTGAAGAAGATTACAGAGGAATTGAGTTAGGACATTGTCCACAATATTGGATTCCTTCTGAGGTTACATTAATAGGGTGTGGAATGAATGTAGAGATAAATGAAAAAGTTCCAGTACATTGGATTGGATTTGATTATGCTCATTTATACGATATGAATTTAGAAGAGGCACAAAAAATTATTCAAGATTGGGATATAAATTTTGAAGATGATATAAAAAATAGATTGTCTGAATCACAGCTTCGCCATTTGACTGAAGAAAAATACAAATTTTACACATTTGAAGATGTTAAAAATGATTGTATAAAGTGTATAGATAGTCTTTTAGATACTGCAATAGAACAAGAGACATCTTCTTATAATGCAATGTTGCGTAATGAATTTAATCTTTTATAGTTTGTTTATATTAAATTTATTTATTATTTTTACCAAAGTTATTAATTAAATATATATTATTATGATTACATATTTTGAACGATATAAGCAAAATTTAAGAAGAATAGATAACGATATTTATTCTTATTCAACACGAGTAGCTGAAATAACACCGGCAGGGTTAAAACAA